TCTCTTTCTCTTTCTCTTTCTCTTTCTCTTTCTCTTTCTCTTTCTCTTTCTCTTTCTCTTTCTCTTTCTCTCTATACTTTCTTGAGCTTTTTCTTGATTGGTCTTCATCATCACTTAATCTCATTAAGTATTTTCTTAATCCAAACTTGTCAGCATTATCAACATTTTTAAGTGAATTTTTAGAATTATTTCTTGTTGGAGCTCTATGTTTACGTGAATTTCTTGAAATAAAATTGTTTATTTCTATATCATCAGCTGAGTTTCTTCTTACAACCCTTTTTCTGAAATCATCATTAATCAAAACAGATTCATCCATATTTTCTGTTTCTAAAGGAGGTGAGAATACCATATTTAACGATGATTTTCTCAAAATACGTGAAGATGGAATACTATATCTTTCGTGTGGTTTAAGATATTCATTTTCATTTAGATCTTCGTGTGATATGGATCTTTTATATGGTTTTATATCTTGTTTATTTTCAGTATTATCTATAGTATAATTCATATTTATGACATGTTGGGTTTTATTATGATCTATATTATTCAAATCTTTAGAAGTATCTGGACTAGATTCACTTATCTTTTTTATTTCTGAGATAACATTTGGTGGAAAATTAACTATAGAATTCTTTTTATTCAAATCTGGTTCAGACATTTTATCATTATAAATATAATATGTTCGTTCATAAATACAATAAAATTTATATATTTATATCAAGTATTTAGACAGAAATAATTCTAAAAATGAAAATAGCGGTTATTATGCATCAAAATAATAACACTTCTCAAAAATTAATTAATAATATCAAGGAATATTTGAATGCAAACAAACAAAAATGTGTTCATGAAATTACTTTTACCAATAAAAACAGTGATATTACAAACGAAGGAAAAAATTATTTTTTAACTTGGGTATCATCTATTATCGACTTTTATAAAAATATTGATACATTTCCTGATTTTATTTTGTTTCTTCGTGAAGATCCTTTGAAACATACACCTTTTGAAACAGAAATAAAACTTTTTGATGAACTCATTAGATTTCCGCATATGTTTTTGGATAAAACTTATTGGTTACTTCCGCTTAAATGCACAAAAAATGGACTTCCACATCATCCTAATTTACCGGTAGATACAACATATAATATGGTTTTTCCAAATCAAAAAGTCCCTGAAATATTTGAATTTGAAAGTGGAGCACAAGGGATGAAGTCAAAAAATCGTTTTTTAGAAAGACCTCTTATATTCTATGAAAACCTTTATAAACAATTAGAAGCAGGATTAATAGATATTTATGCAATGGAAAGAATTTTTTCTTATATTTGAGATTTAATTTACATTCTACTATACGCTAGATGTATTTCAAGATCAGTCATTGGAGGTAATGCAACTTCTATTCTTCTATTTTCATAATTTGTACGTGATTTTGAAAAAAAAGAAAGAGGAATCCTTTTCTGATTATTTCCTCCTGATAAATAGTGTACAACAATGTCTAATTGTAATAAAGGTTGTGTTTCTAAATAATTTGTTAAATCAGTCACATAAAGCATGAATGATTTTTTACTTTGTTCATGAGAGATAATACTATGACTCATCATTTTAGTTTCTGTTTGAAAAAGTTTTTTATTATAAACTGTGTTTTCAAACAAAATTTGGTTTGTTTCATCATCAAATAATGTAGCTTGTAAAGAATATCTATAGTTCGTCATGTTTACTTTAATCTTTATTTTTATATTTGTTTTTATATTTGTTTTTTTGAAAAAATAAATAATTTTATTCATAAAAGTAAAAATATATACAAAAATAATAATGGAAGAAGGTGAAATATAAAAATAAAAATGCAATCTATTTTTCTCATTTATATTATTGTACTTTCAAGTATCATTATAAATTTGTTTTTATTTGGTTTATTTTCTCTTCATACTTTTTTGTATATCAAGCCAAATTGGAAAATACAAGAAATCAAGCAAAAAAACGAAGAAAAAGAAAATTTTACAGTAAATGATACATATTTATCATGTTCTTCATCATGTATAGATGAAATTAAAATAATAACTGATATTTTACATTATCCTTTAAAAACATTCAATGTATCAAATAGTTCTGCTGTGATAATTAACCCAAATGTAAATAATAATCAAAATGTTATCGATAATTTAATGGAAAGAATAGCATCTCAAATATTTGCACGTGGACTCTTTTACATAAGAAGTGACAACCAAAGCAATTTTTTAATATTCTATGAAAAACCTTTTTTTATGGGTAAAATGTTTTTTATAAAAGCGCGTAGTTTTACTTGGAAATTACCTTCAGTTTCAGTTTCATCTTCGAAAAAAGATTTGGATAGAGAAATACAAACACAAATAGACAATCAAAATGTTTCAAGTGAAATTAACCATACTTCTTTTGATACATTTATAAAAATGTTCGAATTTTTCCCAGGTAGACATTTTTCTTGTAAAATTCCATCACCTTTCATTTTAAAAATGATTCCATTACAAAGAGAAGGTATACAAAGTAGTCCTATAGATATAAAAAGTGGTAATCATGAATCTTTATTTTATAATAGATCTCATGTAAAAGAAATTCATATGTATACACAGAATTGAAGAGAATAGAAAATCGTTAGTAAATATAATATACACAAAATTTTTTAATCTCTGAAACATGACTGATGTATTACAATTTGAACAACTCAAGAATATGATATCAAATCAACCACAAACAAATCAAGGTCCATATTTAGGTCAACCTATATTACCTACTGGTATAAATCATTTAAATCAAAATCCTTCTTTTTTAGGAATAAATCAACCTGTTAGAAATCCTGTTAATATTTTTTCGGATCCTCTGAATCAAATAAAAGAGAAAAAGGATCTAAATATGAATGAACTTCGTGATTTTGTAAATAATCTTGAAAGACATAAATTAATGAAAAATGCTGAAAAAACAAATCATGTTCAAGCTCATGATTACTATAAAAAATTTATCAAAGAGAATCTTCAAGAAAAATCAACTAATATACCTGTTCCTCCAATTAATTATAAAAATACAAAGATACCAGATCCTTTAATCTATGAGAGAGATACATTTAAAAATATAGAAAATCAAAATTTAGAAAATCTCAGTCCTAATTCACGAAAAGAAGCAGAAGAGATCATTGATCTTCGAAAACATCAACAAAATATTCTTCTTTTGCAACAACAAGGACAACTTAAATTAGAAAAAGTGACAAAAGATTTAATTGAAGCTAGAAAAAGACATTTAACAAACAAAGATATTCGTAGGATAAATAACTCCCGTAAAAATCGCGTAATAATTGATGTTATAAATCCTTTAGGTTGGTTTCCATATTTTACATATATCGATCCTAAAACAAACCAAGAAAAAATTCAAAAACTTTCAATAGCAAAACATTATAAAGATGACGAATATGCTCCATATATAGATAGAACTACAAATTTGGTTTTTAATTTAAGAAAGTCATGGTTCGATTTTTTTAAAGAAAAAATAACAGGTTCTAAACTTGTTTATGATAGTAAAAAAATAAGACATTTTATACCTGTAAAAGATTTGACAATTTATGGTTTACCTGTTTCTATAATTACACAAGCAAATAAAATTTTAAATGGAACATAATGCACTTTCATTAGGAAACTTATCAGCACATTGTTTAACAGTGGGTTTACAATAATTACAAACTTGATTATCTAAAACTTCTAATCTAAAGCGTAAATCATTATTTTTTGATTTAAGACGTTCTATATCTGTAATTCTATCTCGTTTTTGTTCGCATTTAGATGCTGAAATTCTACGTGCTGTCATATCTTCCATACTTTTAGCATATTCTAATAGGATTTGATCTGAATAATCGATCATATGTTTCATTTGATTTTGATAAACTTCTTTTTCACTTTGATAATTATTGTAAATCAATTTATCTAATTCATTATAATAATCCAAATTTGTTTGAAGAAGTTCATCTTTTATTACTAAACGTTCATTTCTTTCTTCATTGCATTGACGTACCTTTTCTTTAATATTTTCTAAACGTTCTAATGTTTGTTTATATTCGTTTTCTAAATAATGACATCTATTCTTTTGAAATTCACAATTTTCTACTTTTTCTTCTAAAGTAATTCTTTCTTCTTGACAAACTTTTTCTTTTTCTAACATTTCATCTAAATCATTAGCAATTTGTTCTGCTTTTTCCATATACTCAATACGTTCAGGTTCACATGCTTCAAATGCACTTTTTTTATTGAGATATTCTTCTCTCGTCTGATCCACATCATCAGTTAATTGTTGAACTGTTGTTTGACATCGTGATTCTTTATCAACAAGATCTAAATAATCCTTATAAATAGCATCAAATGTATCTTGTTTTTCTTTCTCTTCTGAAACCAACTCATTATTTAAAGTAACTACAGCGTCTCTATCTTTTCTCAAAGCATTTCTTTGAATATTACAAGCTTCTCTATTATTTTGACAAGCATCATTATTAGCTTTGATTTCGTTTAATTGTTGTATATAATCTTCTAATGCATTTTGAATATTTTCTCTTTCTTTTAGTTGATTTTGATAATGATTGAATCTTTCATCTTTAAGATCTTGATTACTAGATAATAGATCAAATTCATTATTATAACGTCTTGTATAATCCTCTAGTAAATTATTCAATTCTGTATTAGAACTAGTACATTGTAAATTAGAATTTTCTAATACATCAAATCTATCTTTGGCATCATCTATATCACTTTTTATATCGATTATATCATTCGATAAAGATTCTATATTTTGACGAGAATCACTTATTTGTGTTTGAATAGGTCCTGATAATCCATTACACATTTCTGATCCCCATTTGCTCCAATAACTATCTAAATTTTGATTATTTAAATGGCGTGGATCAATTTCTACAACACATTTCTGTATAGGTAAAGTATGGGTTTTATCTTGATATTTTGTCGAAAAAACATTTGATATAAAAGAGACATTTTTAAAAATAGGATTTTCTAAAGAACACCCATGTCCATGTAACATATAGTCCTTCATATTATTTTCAGCATCATCGTACATATAACAATATTCTAAATTACTTTGAGTTCTTTCATCTAATGGATCATTTTCTTTTGGTTTAAATTTATTTAATCGATGACCATCTAGAACTGTTCTCATATGATCATGTGAAACACCAGAAATATCATTTACATCTTTAGGACGTAATAAATCACATGATTCGATTGCATATTTTTGACGATATTTTTTCCTTACAATGGGTCTTTGAGCAATATCATTTTCTTCATTATTATCAGAGAAATGTTCTTTGATTGTATAATGTCCAAATATAATGCTTATAAAGATGCACAAAAACATAATGATGATGATCATGATAAGGAAACTAACAGATTTTATAATCATTGTTTGAATCTATTTTTTTTAATCCCTTTATTTTTATAAAGCATTTTATTCCAGATAAATAATAAAGGATAAAAGCAATAAAAATCTATGGAAGATTCATCATGGAACGAATTGTCATTTTTCGCACTCATTTTAATGGGATTAATTCCTGTAGTAATTACGCTGTTATTTATTTACCTTTTATTCCATTTCATAAAAATAAGAACATCATCATGTTATGAAAGTTATAATGATATAATACAATCAAACTTATCAATTCAAGATAATGGAGATAATGAAGATAATGATTATGAGGATTATGAGGATTTTCTGCATAAAATTCTTGAAGATAATGAAGCATTAGATGCATCACGCAAAAGAATTCATTATGAAGATAGAAGAAAGCAAATAACAGATTTATTAAATATATATGTTCCAGGAAATAATGATTCTAATCTATTTTATGTAAGTGATAGATTAATTTTGGATGATATACAACAACTAGTATATATACGAAATAAGATAAGAGAAAAAATTAAGACATTTATTCATAATAACGAAGAATATATCTTGTTTTTTGAAGATATAAACTTTCAAGGAAAAATGTATTTAATTCCATTGAAAAAAATGAATGATGAAAGTGATATTATTGTTAAATGGGATATAGATAATAAATCATTGAAAGAAGAAAAAAATAATGGTCTTCAATTTCCTCGTTTAGAAGATATAAATCGTGAAGAACATAAAAAAACGACTACTTTTGGAAATTTTATTCGTCAATTTCGTTTTTATACTATGAGAAGATTTTCTGTGATTATTCCTAATGGATATGAAGTGTGTTTTTACCAATTTGATTTGGAAACTGATGACAGAAAATTAGAACTAAATAGTGGTTTTCATAATATTGTTGAATTTAATTTACCATCTTTGAAAAAATGTACAATAAAAAATATATAAGATGAAAATATTACAATAAAAATATAAAAATCAATATCATGGAAAGTGAACTTTTTACACAAAAAATAGAAACACTAGAAGCTGAAAAGCATTTTGAAAACTATTATTCAAATGACGTTATCCAAAATCAACAATCTATTATTTCCCAAATTAATTCAAATAATCATTTAGAATTAATAGATTCAAAAAAAAGAATTTTGGATAGTAATGAAAATGAAAATGAAAATGATAATACCAAAAAAATAAAGAAATGAAAAAATATTAATAAACATCATCGATAAGAGAATCCCAAAAAGAAGATGATGCACGCCACATACTATAATTCCTATCATTTCCTTCATACATTCCGCTATCGAGAAAAATGAAGCCTTTTTTCACACCTTCACACCATGATTCAAAAGTCAATGGTTTACCAAAACAAATATATGAATATATCTCATTTTCTTTTTTGCAAATGACAAATCCTCGTTGACCAAACTTTTTTGTCACATGGCTCCGAATTTTTTCTCTACTCCAAAAAGCAAGTATAATATATGGTTGATATGTCACCCATTTTGGTTTAGATTTTACAAAAGAATCTTGTAAGTATGAATAAATCGCATATATATTATCATTTTGATCGAACACTAGCATTTGACCATATTTATTAAATTGATTTATTTTGGGTACACAAAGACCGGACCAAGAATATCTATAAATTCCTTTTTGACTTTTTACTCCAAATATTCTGAGGAATTGTGTCCTTGACAAAGATAAAAGAATATTTTTATTATAAGATGGAATCACATGACTTGGTTTGAATATATACTCATCTGCACTCCAATCTCCGAATGTAATTTTAGATGATTCTTTTTTTATTTCGTATCCCATATAATCAGCTTTATTCAAATTATTTTTTGTAATTCCAAATTGTTTTTCAAGCCAATGTCCTTCTTCATGACAAAATCTAAAAAATAATCCTTTTTTACCTTTTATTTTTTTTTCAAATATATCGATCATATTGGCTTTTATTTTGGCATCAGATTCTTCAAAAGATATAGTAGAAAGTTCTTGGATGAGTACATCATAGTCATTTTGAATGTCAGAAGAAGACTTTTTACAGAAATGCTTAAGCAAAAAGGAAAAAAATAAAAAAAAGAAGATTCCAAAAACCATACAAAAAAGAATCATCTTTTGTAAATGATTAATTTCATAATATGTTGTCATTACGTAAAATGATTTTAATATTATTGATTTCAAAATCGATTATATTATCACAATTATTTCTACTTCTTAAGTTGAACGCCAAGAACACGAGATAATTTACTTAAAATCTGTGGAGAAGGAATAGCATTTCCTTTTTCATAATCTTGTATGATTTGAGGTTTTTCGTTTATTTTTTGTGCAAGTTGAGCTTGTGTTAATTTGTTATCTGTCCTGGCTTTTATAATCGATTTTCTCAAATGTTCAGGGATTCTTTCGTGCTTGAAATTTCCTTCTTCTTCTTGTTTTTCCATTTTCCGTGCACTTACAAGTGATGTTGTAGTTGGATGAGATTGTTTTTTTACAGTTTCTACTTTTCCTTCTCTTAAAGCAGCTTGTAAAACGCGTGGATTTTCTAATTCTGCTCTAGAGGGAGGTTTTTTTCGAATGATAACAGGATTCCAATCTTGATGACTCATTTGTTTGTATATAAAAGATGAGTTTTTACTTTTTTCTTATAAATATAATATTCTACAATACACAATTAATAATGCCTTATATACTTTTTGTGAGAGTTTTCAATGAATTCAAGCCACAATTTTCTTCTTTTTATCAAAATATAAAAAATCATATAAATAATGCATCATTATTATCGAATGATAAAAATGAAAAAATAAAAAAAACAAATGAAGAAACAAATAAAGCAAAAGAAATGCAAGAAAAAGAAATTTTTATAGCTCATATATTAGAAGGATTTTTTATATAATGATATCAAAAAGCAATTTCCAAATTTTTTATATAAAATAAAATTTGTTGTAATGCATAAAAAATTGATTGAAATTGCACAGAATCATTTTTTGTAGTGATAATATTTTTTTGAATTTCTTTTCCTGTTGCAAATTCTATAAATCCATGACAACCTTTTTCAAGAAAGTTTTTATGTGTGATTTTCAGAACAAAATATCTTTTTTGATTATCGTCATAATTGTACATCCACATTTCTCCCAAATAAATACATTTACATGGCATTGATTCATAGCTTACAAGATAAGCTTTTCCTTTGGCATTATTTTCATTACTTGGATAGAATACAAGTTGTAATAAATGAGTCACACTTTCTATTGCAAAACACATTCTATTATAATCTTGTAAACAAGGCCAATAATCATTTTCATAAAAAGAATGACTTTGTACTCCTTTTTGTAATTTTTCAAATAAATCATCATCAGGTAATTCTATAGGCGGAGGAGAAGGTAAGTCGTAGCAATAATAAATTTCTGATTTTACATCATCTGGGTTTTTTCTTTTTCCCAAAATAGTCGTCATTTTCAAAAAATATCCTTTTTTAATTCCTGTAATTTGTTTCTAATGATTCATATGTATTGTTTATCAAAATTGTCTTATATAGTATTTATTTTATTAAAGTAATCAATTTTTTATAATAAATATTTATTGTTTCAATAAAATATAAAATATAAAATATAAACAAGAATGACAATTTTAGATAAATTAATATATTGGAAAAATAAGAAAAACGAAAATAATTCATATGAAAACAATATTCATAAAAAAATGCAAACCATAAAGTACGAAGATCTTCAAGAGTATCAATTGAAAGGAAAATTTGATTGTAAAATTGTTCGTGTTTTTGATGGTGATACTCTTCATGTTGTCGTATACAAAGATAATTCATTTTATAGATTATGTTGTCGATTACTTGATATAGATGCACCAGAAATGCCTCGTTCTCATATCGAAGCAATGGAAAATAAAAAAGCATTTGAATCTCGCGATAGATTAGTTCATTTACTTACAAACGTAAGAATACCTGATGGAAATTTTACAGATACTTCTGGTGTTCCTCTTCCATCTCTATCAGATAATGATCTCCAATCTCTTATTGATAAAAATACTCTTATCATTCCAGGAGGAGTATATCTTCAAGGCACAGATAAATATGGAAGGTACCTTGCCTACTTGTATACAATAGAAGGTAAAAATGTGTCTTCTATTCTTGTCGAAGAAAATTTAGCTATTCCTTTTTTTATTTGAATTGTCTTGCTTTTGATGTTTTTTCTGTGCATGTAATCCAGGTGTCTATTTTATATACACAATTTTTCTGATAAACATTCATATCTTTCAGGAGCATTTGTTTGAATTGCATGAATAATAGCTTTTTCATCTCCTATAATATATAATTTTTTCTTAGCACGCGTAATAGCAGTGTATAAAAGCTTTCTATTTAGCATATTTTTGTGAAAACTATTCATAATAAGAACAACATATGGCATTTCTGATCCTTGCATTTTATGAATAGTACAAGCATGACCTAATTCTAGTTGTTCTCTATCAATAGAGATTCTTTTTACTTTTTGACGATTATTATCTAAAATATCGATCACAAATTTCATATTTTCATCAGCATCATATTCTGTTTCATATAAATATCCCATATCACCATTGAATGCGCTTTTGTTGACATCTATTAAACCTTCTGAATCCTTATTATATACATTTGAACATATCATGAGTCTTTCATTTGCTTTGAAGAAATTATCTCTTGAATTCATCAAGTCTGCCATAGACATGTGTATATTATAATTCAAAGAAGATACGCCTAATTGACCTTTTCTCATGGGAGATAAAATGATTGTTTCATCTCTATTTTTGGTGTATATTTCTTTTGCCATTTTAGTGATATATTCTTGTGCAAACTGCGATGCTTTTATGAAAAATGTTTCTTTTTGATCATTTAGAACATCCATAGATGGAATGACACCTTTGACAACATATTTTGATAATAGACTAATTGAACTTCCATCTCCTTGTCGATATATTTTTGTGAGATTAATATAAGGAATTTTCTCGCTTTTTATCATTGAATGAAGAATATCTCCAAAACTAATAGAGGGTAGTTGATGACAATCTCCAACAAAAAGAATAGAAAGATGTGATGGACAAGCTTGAAGTAAATTATACATCATTGTCAAATCAACCATTGATGTCTCATCTATCACTAAAATATCAGCAGATAATTGATTGCTCTCATTTTTTTGAAATTTGAAAACACCATTGTTTTCATCATAATTACCTTCTAATAAACGATGTAAAGTACACCCATCTTTTCCAAGTCTATTCGCAGCTTTTCCAGTTGGTGCAGATAAAAGGATCTTACGTCCCATGAAGAAACTAACATATTCTATACAAGAAATCACAAGACTTTTACCAGATCCAGGTAATCCACTGAGAATATTTGCTCCTTTTTGTGTATACAAAGTACGAAATACAGCATCTTTTTGTTTTTGATTTAATTGACTATTTTTTGTTTTTTCAAATTCTTCTATGTAATCATTAATTTCGATTTGTCTTTTTTTATCATTTATTTCATCTCTATTATCTATATAATCTTTCAATTTTTCTACAATATATGATTCTTTTTTCCAAACATAAGCAAGATATACCCATTCTATATTTTTTATATTTGATTTATAAATATAAACATATTTGAAATTACGAATAAATTGTTCCAAACTGACTTTATAAAAAGCAGTTTCTTGTTCTTCTGTATACAAAAACATTTTCATGCGAGATTCTACTTCAGATAGCAATCGATCTAATGGAATACAAGTATGACCATCGCTATTCATAAGACTTTGAATACTATTGACAATATTTGCTTTAATACGTAGATCCATGCAAACATTTTGTACAGCGGCAAACTTTTCTAAGATATCATATGCAATACATTGCTTTTTCTGGTCAAGATAGCATTTGTAAGGATCAATACAAAATAATTCATAATCATCACAATAATCAATTATTTTTAACAGTTCTACATCAGTAAATTCTGTCACATTCATAAGACGGCATTTAATTTGTGTATCATGTTTGAGAATGGAAAAAATATTGAATCTTTTCAATATCAATTGTAAAATCCAAAATACATTAAAGTAACTTTTAGGAAAATTTTTTTCATTCTCATTCTCATCCTGATTTTCATTTTTAGTTGATTTTACGTTTATATCAAAAAATACTTGAGTAGCCAATTCATCGATCATTGTTTTCTCTAAAATACTCTCACTTTTGGCTGATAAAGATAATGTCATTTTTAGTTTAGATCTTATCGCTCCTATGTATTCCATTGGAAATTCTTTTTTTTCTTGCTGCTTTTTTGTTGATTTCTTTTTGCCATTTTCCCACATAAAATCGGTAATCCATTTATCAAAATATTTTACCCAAATTTTGATATTCATTTTATCAGAAACAAGTGGAGGTCTAAGCGAAAATTGCTTTATAAAAAGTGCGTCTTTATAATACCCGCAATATGCGGTCATATATGAACCTTCTATGAATAAAGGTAGTTTACGAATGATTAAATCAGCTTCATCATAATCGATTGTTTTTTTTGAAATCGAACATAATTCTTTTTCCTGTTTTTTTATATCATTCAAGACATTGCGATAAATTTTTTTTATACGAGTTGTATAATCTGTACGAAACATCATTATTTCTACATATCCAATTCCTTCACGAGTTGCCAGTTTTATCTTATATACTTTTTTATGAAGTGAAATTTTTTCTATGGTGCCTGATATTTCTTTTGTCGCATCAGGATTTTCAAGCTTTTTTGAGGAAAACATTATGAAAGTGATGAATAAATCGGTAAATCATTACTTTTATATAAATATCAATTATTTCTTATATCATTTCAAATTTTTATGAAAAATAATCACAATAATCTTATATAAAAGTAAATACTATATAAGACAATTTAAAATATAAACAATAATAAATCAAACGATTATTTTGATAAAATGAGAGTATTAAGTTTTGATGTAGGTTTAAAATTTTTGGCATATTGCGATATAACATATATAAAAAACAATGAAGAAAATACAAATGATATTGATGATTTAAATGATAAGAACAAAGAAAATAAAAAAATATACCATATAAATGATTGGAATGTATGTAATATTTCTGTGGAAAATGAAAAATATGATATAAATAATACTATAACACCGATTTTAGATTTTTTGACAAAAACTTTTTCTGAAAAAGAAACGTATCATGATTATATTCTAATAGAAAATCAGCCTGTGATAAAAAATCCAATTATGAAAAGTATTCAGATGATTATTTTTACCTTTTTTCATATGATTAAATACCAAAAAGGATTAATTAATCAAAAAATACAATTTATTGCAGCATCTAATAAATGTAAATGTATTAAATTTTTAGAAGAAAAACAAGCTAAAGAAATAAGTGACAAAGTAGAAATAGAAGCAAAATCAAACAAAGGATATAAATATAATAAAAAACTTTCACAAGATTTATGTGTTGTTTTTATGGATGATTTTATTATTTCTGTCGATCGATGGAGATCAATGTATAATTCAAATAAAAAGAAAGATGATTTAGCTGATTCTTTATTACAAGCAATATACTTTATTAATTCTGAAAATATCTCAAAACAAGATATTCTTAGAAAAAAAGATAAAAAAGATAAAAAAGATAAAAAGGGAATATTACTATTGGATTAATATTTGTAATAAGTAAATAAGTAAAGATTTGATATAATGAAAGATTTTCGTGTATCTAAATAAAGATGATTTTGTTAAAGAAAATCAAAACTTTTATGATAATTATGGTTATTCTGGTGTCATTTATTTTTATCTTTATGATATCAATGTTAATTCGACATTATTTTCGAATAAAAACAGAGATTAATCATGAAAATGAAATAAAACAAAATATCAGAAAAAATAAAGAACATTTTTTAGAATTGAATACAAGAACAAGAGATATAATTCGTGAAAATCAAGGCTTAGAAAAATGTAATATTTTGTATCAAAATTTAGAAAATATGTCCAATGAAAGTTTTCAAACTATGATTAATTATGTTGATGGGTTACGCTTAAAAAAGTGGAAACCTTATGAAGATGATCTTAATTTAGATGCAAATTATAATAAAGAAAATTATTGTTATTTATATGATGATTCTTCGAATAAAACGCAAGATTATATTTTAACAGATAATGTAAATTCTTGTTCCAAAAATAATCCGTTATTTTCTTCAGCTTTAATAAAGCGTGTTTTTTCAACACAAACTAAAGATAAAGCTCATAATATTCCTATACGAAAATGTGTATTTGAGATTGATAAAGAGAAATTAAAAGATGCTGATATTTTGAATAAATTTTGGCAAGATTGGCATGAGAAAGATTGTCAAACAATAACATTCGATATGAGAGATACTTTAAGACAAAAAAAAGAAGATGAAAGACATTTAGCATCTGAAAAATATTTACAAGAACAAGCCCTTGCTTTACAAATAACAATAAATGAAGAACAAGATCACTTTTTATCTGAATGTATGTTACGATTAGATGAAATTCATCGTCAATTACAAAATATTATAAAAGTATATGAATCAACAAAAGAAGAAAAAAATCAAATCCTATCAATCTTGAATCAATTAAATATAGATATAGAAATGGTTACTCAAGAATTAAATACTTTATTAGAACAAAAAAGAAATACTTTAGAAGAAATTGAATTTTATGAAACAAAATTGAATAATTGTCAAAGAGAGTTCAATGATTGTGAAAGAGAAAAAGCTGATTTTCAATCCACAATCGATACATATAAAGAAATAAATGAACAACTACATCAATCTATTATTGATTTAAGAGAAAGAATCAATAGATTAAGAGATGAGCGTGATATTGTTCAGCAAAAATTAACAATATGTGAAGAAGTAAGGACACATTTAGAAGAACGTCTAGAGCATTATACTGAAAAGTTTAATAGATATAATCGATTAAATCAGACATGTCAATTAGAGAGAGAAGAGTATATAAGTAATTTTACGAGAGATACTGAATTATTTAAAGAAAGTGAGAGAGGATTTTTTAATTGTCGTGATACTAAGGAATTTTTAGAAAATAATTTAAAACAATGTCAACAAAAAGTGGATACATGTATAAATAATATAGACCATGAAATACCTGATGATAATGAATTTCAATTAGATGTGAAAGAAAATATAGACTTACATACTATAGCATCAAAGCATTTTGATCCATTAATAAATGAGATAGATAACATGAAAAGAAGTATTGTAAATCATCGTAAAAATCATGAATCTTGCATGTTAGAAAAAACACGAATAAATAAAAATATAGAAGAATTGCAAAGAAGATCACGTATTTTAGAGGAAGATATTAATAAAGCAGAAAATCATCAATCTCAGATGAAGAATGACAGTTATAAAAAGATATCGGATAATGTACGTGATGTATACAATGAATTCCGTACAAAATACATAAAAGCGATAGATGATCAAATGGATACAAATATAGAAAATAAATGTACACTAAAAATGAGTTCTTTAGATACAGAATATGAAGATTTAGAAAAAGAAAGCAAAAACTTAGAAAGCCGTATTAAACATTTTTCTATGAATGAATCAAGTAATTTTAATAGAGAATGTAAAAATGATTGTCCTATTACAGTGGCACAATGTATGATCCACAAAAATAACAGAGAAATATGTACACCTATTTCTTCTCGCGGCGGTGCAGATGGACGTGGAGAGTTTCATGCTATTATACATGTATTCGATCAAGCAAACGAAAAATCTCATACATTACGATTTCGTCATCGGAATGAAAGAAAACATGCAAGAAAAACAGGAGGATCTGATATCAAATACTTTATTTTTGAAAGTGATCGTCCAAGGGATTATGCATTTAAATTTTATGCATTTAAAAATTCAAGTTCTGGATCTTGTGGAGACAATATGAGTACTTTAGGTTCTAGTATAGATGGAGAAATAGATGCAGATACTACATATAGAAAGGTCGAACTAGGACCAGATTATGGTTGTTTATTTTTTACATCATAGTCTTATGATTTTATGATCGAGGGAAAAACCATTGATCTTTGAGATTTTTAATAATATTTCCTGAAGTATTACAATATTGTTCATTATCAAAAGCTGAAGTAGGTTTTGTAGGTTCATACTTGAAATGACCTGTTGATTTACCTTGTTTCTTTTTCCATTTAACAACATCATCTTTATGGGTTTGTAACGCAGTAAAACAGCCTATACAATCTAAAACAAATTCTTGAAAAGGTGTTTCATCAAATATTGACTTATTATTTGCTTTTAAAAAAGTATTTCTAGATTGATATAATTCAATGATATTTTGATCATATTTATTATGTACTTTTTGTCCTTCTTGTTTATTTTTATAACTTTGAAAAATTCCATTTTGAAAGCGCATCATAAGTGAAAACATAATTGTCACAGGAAATGTTGCCATATTAACTTCTAAATCTTTTGTTAATTTAATTTTTTTAAAAGGAACACATCTTTCTCTATGATCTAATATACGTACAATGCATCTATTTCCTAAATAAAATTCACCTCTTCTTCCTGTAAAATCAAAGAAAGGTCTATACTCAGAATAAGTTAATTTATTTAAACCAAAATTCATAGAAGATAATATAGACCAAATTTGCTGACAATGTTTTTTGAAATTTTCACTTACAAATTCAAAAATAGGGAATGGATATAATGTTGATTTAAGAGCGTTATCTTGTATTATTCTATCAGGATAATTTAATGAAAAAGTATTTACATCATCTTTATTTTTTATATTTTTTTTAGAAGTAACAGGATAATAATTATTTTTAGTTTTTTTAATATCTAATTTATCAAGAAATAAACTGGATTTTTCATATTTAGAAGCAGATTTAGAACTTTCTTTTTTTAAAGACAAATAAAATGCTGTAGCAATTTCACCAATTATAACAATATTATTATTTTGATGAGCAAACTCTTTTAATAAAGGCATGAGTATAAATGAATTCAAAATGGGTACATCATCATTTTCGATATCGTTATTTAATGATGAAGAAGGAATATGAAAAGGGGATAATTTCTGTAAAAGAGTAAAACGTGAAAATACTTTTTCAAGTCTAAAATATGATTGCATTGGATCATTCATAGCACGATAATAGTCTATCATCATAAAGTGTGGATGAGTAACTTTGTATCCATTAATCAATAAACCACATTGACAAACTTGATCATATATCTTAGATTCCATATAAGATACATCACAACATCTCCATCCTTTAACACGTATTGTGTAGGTTTCACTATGAAGTGCTTCAAATGCATATATATCAGAAAAACCAGCTTTATGAAATTCATTGGATAAAGTAATGACATCTAAAATTGGACGAGGAGAATAAAAATCTATATCAGCGGGTTCTCCATCTGCATCATATATTGCAAGAGATGGATCTTTATGGAGAGTAATTTCTTGTAAGGCTGTACCGCCATTAACTGGTCTTCTATTTCTTTTAATAAATTGACGTATTATTTCAATTATTCGTCTTTTTTCTGGCCATTCAGATGATTCTTTCTGTTGAACACGTTTTTGAGCTTCAGCTTTTATATCTTCTATACGCATTTTCATTTCATCAATTGTATCAGCATCATAAATAGTGATTTTTTTATCATTTTTTGATTTGGAAACAGTTTTATTTGACATAGAAGACTTTATTTATACAATACAAACATATTTCTCAAAATAAAGAAAAGAAAAGAAAAGAGAATAATAAACATGCCAAGAAAAGACCTTGATGATTTAATCGATGATAATAATACACCAATTGATATACTTCTTCAAAATTTTACACATCCACTAGGATCTTTTCGTGTTTCCAAAAATGAAGGATATTTGTTTGAAAATTCGCAATCAAATGATATTATAATAACTACAAATGAAAAAAATCAGATAATACATATATCACCTTTTCATGAAAGAAATAAAAGTGTGCTAACTATTTATTATGATCATGTAGAAGTAAATGCTGATAATGGTCTTTTGGTAAATACTGATATTAATGCAGAATCATCTGTTTTTGTAAAAAAAATACTATCTTCCTTTGATATTGATGTTGAAAATGATTTTACTGTACATAATAAATCTAAATTTTTGGGTGAAATGGAAATATCTAATATATCACATTTTCAGAAAGATGTATTTATGTATGAAACACTGAATACACAAGATATCAATGTTAATAAAAAAGCATCCTTCTTAGAAAATGTATTTCTTAACAAAAATATTTCTGTATCGAATAATGTTATTATAAAAAATGATCTTTTTGTATATGATAAAATACAAACCAAACAAATTCATATTGGAAATGGTGGATTATATTTAGAAAAAGATGCATTAATTCAAGGTAACTTATTTGTAAAAGGTGACATAGAAACACCACAACTTATCATAGAGAATTTATCTGTGAACAAATTTTTAGAGTCTAAAAATGAAGCTGTATTTAAAGAAATAAATGTCATTAATCATTCTATTTTAAATACAGTGAGAGTAAATGATCAAATAGAAATAAAGAATAAATGTATAGTGGAAAATGATTTAAACGTTAAAAATAAAATAGATACAAAAATACTTAATGTATCAGATATATTGACTATTGAAGGAATATTACTTGCAAATGATGAATCAATTTTTATAAAAAAAATCATAGCAGAAGATGATATATTAATTAAAAAAAATACTGATATAAAAGGAAATTTGAATGTTCAAGATGATGTAAATTTTGATAAAAAATTAGTTTGTAAAAATATTGAAAATAACGATGAAATTAAGACAAATAAACTTATTGTTGGAACTGAAGCATCATTTCCGAATGTTTTTATAGAAAATGGAAAGGCAAGTAATTTAGATATAAATACTCTTATCATTAATAATAGTTCGATATTCAATGGACAATTTAGTGTACAAGATAATGCTGAATTTCAAAAAAATGTATTGATTAAAAATGAACTTATTGTGGAAAACTCAGTTGATTTGAAAGAAAATGTAATAATAAATGATATAGCATTTTTCAAAAAAAACGAGATAAAAATAGATGCACCTTTCAAAGTAGCACAAAATGTACATATAACAGACGACCTCTTAGTAGATACAGATACAACACTTCATAATTTAGATGTAAAAAATAAAGTTCATATTCGTGATAATCTTGAAAATGATACAAATGTTCTTTTGGTCGATGGACCTTCTAAATTTAATCATATAAAAGCTGCAAAAATAACTGCATGTAATTTGAAAGCAGAAGAAGTAACAACAAATCTTTTAAAAGCTCAAAATGCTCAAATCAATACAATGTCTGCTTCTAATGCAACATTTGATGATTTAAATATTTTGAATGACTTAAATGCGAATACGATTTTTGCAAATAAAATTGGAAATGTGTCTTTAGATGATGTTGAAGATGTGGTAAAAAATACAAATAATTTTGAAAAAGACGAAGATGGAAATTTGAAGCTGTCTGATAATTTAGAAATAAGTGGTAACTTAAATGTAGGAGGTAATTTAGAAGCGAATGAATTTCTTGGGTTTGAAACAGCTGATTTGCGTCGTTTGTTTGCTTATTTACCTTTTATACATGAATTTAACGGAAATATTGGCATAGGTTCAAATGAAATAACTCCAAATCAACAATTAGTTGTAGATGGAAATGTGAATATAAAAGGGAATTTAGAGGCTAATGAATTTCTTGGGTTTGAAACAGGAGATTTGCGTCGTTTGTTTGCTTATTTACCTTTTATACATGAATTTAACGGGAATATAGGTATTGGTACAAATGA